TATCATATAGATTTAAGAATATACCTCTCCAATTACCACTGTTGAATGTTGTATTACTTAAACTACTGATTGCAGTATTATAATTATATGTGTAATCATCAGTACTATCATAGAACTGATTAGTATAATTAATACGATTTAATCCAACCCAATTTAAAAAGTTGGTAGTATAAATTGACATGTACTCATCATATGAGTAACCTGTATCTCTGAAGAATCCAGGACGAATATCATTTGGCTGAATTGCAAATGTAGTGTTTACTTTCATGTTGTTGTAAACACGCAATTCAAATTCATATAATACTTTGTCACGGAAATCTTGTAACAGTCCGTTATTGTATTCACCGTACAACTTAGTATAACTTCCATCATGCCCAATGATAAAATATGTAGGTGTTGAATATGTATCATCTAATATAACTGTAGGTACGTACTTTGGATAAAATCCTAACTTAGTAGGAGTATTAGGTATATAACTACCATATGTTTGGTCATATTCATTAACCGTAATTACATCACCGTCATTTAATGGTACTATAATTTCAAGATAATTGTCTACAATAACATAATCAATATCTTTTGCTAATTGTAATTGTACAGGCAATCCGTCTACTGTTCTATTAACATATGCTAATACACCATAATAATTTGCAACTGTAAAATCATATACTCTAGATAATGGGAATAATGCTTTACTTAAACCAATTCTAAACGCATAGCTATTACTAATGGTTGGATTCTGATTAGGTATCATATCACTCCAGAAGAAGCTGTTATCTGGTGATTTTACCCCAACCATGATACTCAATGTATCATCTAGCATATATGCGGCACTATCGTATGGTGTATAATTTTGTTGATCTACAGTATAAACCAATGTTGATTTAAATTTTACATATTCATTGCTATTGTATATTAAACCATTAAAGAAGTTTGCACTTTGTTTACGAATAAAAGCAGCGGCAATAGGTAAACTACTACTATTCTGTATGATTCTTGTTCCATAACCTGTAACATCACCTAAATCTCTATAGTTGTTTGCACCAAAACTAGTACCAATTAAATTACCTGCTAAATTGTTACAAATACTTTTGTAATGTCCTCTGATATCACCACTTGTAAGAGTAGTGATGGTTTCATTGAATGGATTGTGATCTAAATTAGTTGGTATATCATAGTATCCTATATTACTAGTTTGATCACTATATAACATAATATCAACGTGTGTACCATCACTGATACTTGATGTTATTGTAATTGAAGTTGTATCATTTGTATTTGTAACTGTATAATTAGTACTATCAACAACTGAATTGTCAACATAGACTACAATAGTGGGCCACATTGTTGACATACTATCTTTAATCATTACATCAGCAACAAATATAGGACCATTAGGCATTGTTACAGAATTATACACAAAGTTAAAAATTTGATATTGAAAACTACGTTCAACCGCAGTATTCCACCCAATTTTTCTTACCAATTGATTGTTTTTATCATATGAGTGTACATAACCAATGTTTACTTGTTCATTATAACTGGTATTGTTTATAACATAATTGAATGTATTTGCATTCAATGAAGTTTGAAATACAATGTCATTTAAATTACCTACTCCGCTATAGCTAATAGGTAAGTTCAGTACTGGATCTAATGGATTTGATCCCAATAGATACTCAAATAATGTGCAACCTTTGAAATCACTACCAGGATAGTATTCTTGATCACTTAAACTGTTACCATTTTTATCAAACAAATCAAACAAAGGTGATTGATTTACTGTTTGTTTTTCTTGGCAATTTAACCACTGGTTACCATCAAAGTAAAAACTATAGCCTGCATTTGATTCACCTCTAGATACATGTACATTGTCTAAGTATTCGATATTACCATCGAATGCAACACTCAATGTTATGATTTGTTTGTTGTTGATAGTTGCTACATGGCAAGTATATATTTTATTTCTAACATTGATATCGTTGTCTGCAGCAAAAACAACTCTAGCACCATCAAATAGTGCACTTGTTGGGCCATCAGGATAATATACATTTAATGATCCACCTGCTATAGTAGACAATGCATTTGGAGTAATATTGTCAAAATAATCGATTGTATCTTTACCATTGATTCCATGATCAAATAATCTTAGATTAGGATAGAATTCAATGATAGGACGTTTTGCACGATTTGTGGTACTGGCTAGTGCAGCGCTTGCAATAGGACTAATATTATTGTTGTTAGCAATTGTTTTTAATACATCAACATGAAACCAACAATTGCTACGACTCCATGCATTTTTGTCACGTGAGTTACGATTGATTGTTATATAGTCTTGAACGTTAGGCAAGTCTTTACTATTATCAAATGGTGTTGTACCAAAATATGCCTCATCAAAAGGTTGATCAATATACTGACCAAACGGTTCTGTTACAATTTGCTGACTACTAGGTATTAAATTAATGCTAGTGCCTACTCCTTCAACATAATAACTATCATTCAAATAATTTTCTGGATATACTGACCCAGTAAAAGTAACTCTTAATCCATTACTAAATGTAATACCATTTGGGCTTACATAATTTGTGCTACCTAATATATCATTTACATTTAATACACTACTAAAAACATCATCAACCAATTTAATGATACCGTATTTTTTATCATTGGTGCCATCGACATAATACAATGTGTTTAGATTTGATGTGATTTGTGGCAATAGTATAATTTCACCAACTGCATTTTTAACAAAACTTTTACCAATAAACTGTTTACCTGAATTAGCATCAATGCGAATTTCTGTTGGTATTGATGTATAAGCAGTCAATTGAATTAAAAACTGTAAAGGATCACTTGTTGGTACATAATTAATTCTATATAGATTTTGATTGAGAATACTACCATCTACTGAACTAGTAGCGTTTGGATCTTGACCATAGAACATCAATAGTTTATTCTCTAAATCTGTTACACCATCAATAGCAAATACATACTGTCCATTGACTTGATTAAAATCTAATGTAGTAACTACATCTATAGTTATGCCCACTGGATAGCGATATCCATCTTCTGCATCTGCCATTGGTACTGTAAATGTCATCACAGAATTTGGCACGCCGTTATTGGTGACTCCGTATATTTCTCTTGTGCTTACATTTGTTTTTGTAGGATCTACACCACTGATGCCAGGCATAGTTTGAATATAAAAGGGTGTATCTTGATTAACTAGAAAAGTATAAGTACCACCGCGGACTAGTGTTATTTCTGGATTTCCAACAATAGGTGTTGCACCATTGATTGAAAAATCATATGTATTAGGATTGTTGATAATAGTATATGTGCTATCTAGTAACAACTTTTCTGTTGTTATGTTTACACTTTCAGGACCTGTTGGGATCCAATAGTATTGTCCATAATTAATAATTTTATCTAAATCAACAAAACTATCCCAACTATAAAATTGATTATTAAAAAGTTTGTTATCACTGACATTAATTCCACTCTCAGTTCTAAGTGCATCAATGATGCCAGGATAGGTAATTAAATCTATTGCCTGACTGGTACCAGTTTTTTGAAATACAACACTGGGTTCTAATTGATAATTGTTTCTAACACTATCTGGTTCTACGAGATATGTGTCTGTGCTTTTTACTCCGTAACCAAACTTACTACCAATAAAACCTTGCACTTTTTTAAAGTCAGGCTGTTGGACAAGTTGATCCAATGTTGCATTTAAAAATAATTGGTTGGTACGTGTTTGAAAAATTTCTGGTAAGAAATCAATCGTTCTAGTTCTTGTTACCATGTGTTAAACTCTTATCCTGTTTGTAATACGCTAGGTGTAAGTGATGAGATAACAACAATATCTGTTGCAACCGCACAATTTACAAAAATCTCATAAGGTGCACTACGAATTTCATACAAATCACCAAATACTAAGTTTGGATCTTTCGGTACTAATACAACACTACTAACATAGTCACCTAATACGCTGTGCAAGTATGCACTCAACTCACTAAAATAAAATGTATCACCAAAGTTCCAATTTTCTATACTGAAATAATTGTTAATTTCTAATAATACACTTGTTGCAATTTCACTGTCACTCGCAGTACTGCTAGCATTTCTAATCACTTTAATTGTGCCTTGTAGACTTGGGTCTGCTTTAGCCCCAAACAAGGGTTTAAACTGAACACTATTCATAATGATATTGTCAGTGAGCATTTTAAAGTTATTTAAGTTACTATAAGTTGTTGTTAATTCTTCTAATGTGGGTACCGGAGGTTGTGTAACAGTACCTGTAGTGTCAGTTATATAATTTGTATATGCAGTATAATATCCACTTGTAACCAAATACAAATCAATAATATTTGTAGTAGCAGGATTTATACGTGTTGTATCCCCAGATACATGTTGATATTGAAAATACAAACCTTGACGACCTGTTCTCGCACTATATGTGGTCAATTCTTGCACAGTATACACAGTTCCATAAGTTGCACTTTGTGCACTTGTATAAAATTTATCTTCAAATGGTGCATAGAATACAGTATTAACTGGGAATTGATATTTAACAACTTCAATGTCACTTAATGTACCATATTGATAAACTATTTCACTTGTAGGAATCATTACATAACGTGATAACAAATTAGTATCAGTAATTTGTTGTAAGAAAACAAAGTATTGATAGTTGCTATTACCTGATGTATAGTTGGTAACCTTAGTAAAGAAGTCCGGATCACGAATAACATCAGTTAAACTGCCATTCATTGTACTTACTTCAACACTATAGTCATCTGGATAGCCATCACTTTCTTTTGGCTGCCCAACAACATATAATGTTATATCATTGAACAATGGACTATTACTGATTGGTTGACTATTACTTTTTAATATAGTAATTGTATCTTGCATTACTTTTCCACTTAGTGGATCATAAATTACTTTGCCTTGATCATATGCAAAACGAACTTCTTTTGCACTTGCAAAATAATATGCAGTACTATTGTATGTTACTAAATAATTACCACTCCCTAAACTTTGAAATGTTACAAAAGCGGAATTATCTTCATATGTACTCAGGCTCCAGCGTGTTACATTTGCACCTAAAGTATTGTTGTACACCAATGAAAAATTATTATTTAAATTAATTTGTTGTATTGCTTCTTGTACTACTGTAGTTCCAATTACGTTCGTAAATGAAGGTATTACTGTAGTAATTCTACAACCATTTGGTACATATGAACTTAATACAACTGGTCCTGTGCCATTGCTTAAATTACCATATCCATTGTTAGCACCGTCACCGTTAACACTTACTACATTAGTCCAAATATAAACTATATCACTAGGGCCAGGCAATCCTTCTACTAACAAATTGTTTTTATCAAAATAGTATCCTGCCGGAGGAACAAATCTACACAACGCACCTTCAGTTAAGTATTGTACATACCCGGAGCTATTAACACCTATACTCACTGGGCCATTCTCTGTGTAAAAGAAACCAGTTGTTTGCTCATTGTCTCTAGTTGTTTGATTCCAATAGTACACGCTTGCTAAGTCTGTAACTTGAAAATTAACCCATGGATAGTGTTGAACATAATATTGTTGTGCACGATGACCACCTAATATTGTTGCCAATGTACCAGTAAAGAAACTAATGATATCACTACTACCAGTTGATGTGAAATTGACAAACCCTGAGGTCTCATCTACATATAACCCACCATCATCTGCAAAATCATTTGTACTAGAATACTTTGCACTTGGATCTAATAAATCATAGTTACGACTTACACCAACACTCACACGATTAAGTGCTTTACTTTTAATGATTGAATTGTATAATGTAAAAGGAAAACTATTATAGTCTTGTCCATTGACCATACGGTTTTGTGTATAGAAACTTTGTGGTGCTCTACTTTTTATATCTGCAATGGTCTCAGGAGCTTGTGCATTACTAACTGGTAATTGCAATCCTAATGACATAGACAATGTTTCTGTTCTATTATACTTGCTTATATAGTTAAGTTGTACGGTGATACCACGCATTTCGCTTGGATTGATCGTATATGTTAGTCTATTACTTGAACGGACCAGTGCCACAAAATTACCAACTGGAATTTCACTGAATACACCATCACCAAAATTATAACTAACTGTGTCATTAAACCCAGAAGTTACGCTAAACACTTTTAATTTGCTACCAATTGTTGAACTATTTTGTGTATTGTATATATTTTCTACTTGTGTCCATTGTGTGTATGCACCAGTAGTAGGATCGATTTGAAATAACCATGTGTCTGTGTTATTAATACCTTCGATATTTCCTATGCTAACAACATTGTTTACAGTTTGTTCTGCTATAGTAAAGAAGTATTGTTGCAGTCCACCTTGTTTAAAATACATAAAGAAACCAGTATTAGCACTACCGTAACCTAATTTATCATTTCTATATAAAATATTAAAACTATTTGAAGGTGCGGGGCCAGGCTCATATAAACTATTTGAGTTAACACTAGTCGCACTAACATATTCAAAATTCATACTTAAATTGTCGATTTTAGCAGAAAACTTACCAACTGGAGTGCTACCAGAAGGGATACTTATTCCGTATTCATCTGTTTTGATATCTAGTAAAGTTTGACTATTACCCGGGCGCCCTATTCTTTGTGAGCTTACCAATGCTGAATTTATAATTGTATTAAATTGTTCTTGCCAATTTGAATTAGCTGGGTCATTGTATATAACAGACAAATTACTAAGATTAATACCATTAATATCACTAATTGCTTCAGATGTCTGTATACTTGTTATTTTTAATAATCCTTGCCCTGCAAGATTGCGTTTTGGTGTGTATCCAACTAAGTTTGCTAATTTGACAACACTATCTCTACGCTGTGCAGTATCAATAAAATTTTCACGTGTATTTAAGTCATCACGGAAACTCATTGCTTGGCCCATGAAAGCCATTAAATCTAGTAATGCTACATATTCACTAGATTCAGTATAGTCGTTGAATGTTTCAGGATAGTAGGCACGTAAGTAATCTACGAAATTTTTACGCAGGCTTTCAAAGTCATAGCTTTGAAAATCAGCTTGATTATAAGTTTGGTATATTGATTTCCAATCATTTACACCAAATAAATTTGATTGTCTAGAACTTGTTGCCATATGTTTTCTCTGTATTATATTTATCGTAACAAAAACCGGCGTTTTTGATTAGCCTGTAACTAAATTAGCTTTGCTAGATGCTTGATCAAAATAAACTGATAATGTTAAGGGATCTAAAAAAGGATTAATTGCTATTTCCATTTGAATTATAATCCCAGTATCTGTTGAAGTTAATTGAATTGTATTCAATACAATTCTTGGATCTAATGATACCATTCTTTTTAACTCGTTATCAATTGCTAATTTAGTTTCAGTTGTATTTGGTTCAAATATATAACTATAAATATTGGTACCGTAATCAGGGCGTCCAGGTAATGTTCCTTGTTGTATATTCAAACTATTGATAAAATCTTGTATAACTAAATCTTGATCGGTAGTTGTATATTTGTTACCACTACGCACAGAAGTACCCTGATTTTGATTTCCAATCGTATTTGTATAACCCGGAGTATATCCATTTGTTACTACATTGTCTGCATGTTGTGTACTAAAACCTATAAAAGTAGCCATGATATTTCCTTATATTTAACCTACATCCACTGGGGGTATTCTATCATCACCTAATAGATTTTTAGACTGTTTAGCTAAACTACTAAAATCTACTGTGTTACTTGCAACAGTTGGTAATTTAACACTTACTGATCCAGTAGAGAATGAATTAACTGCACCTTTTAATGCATTCACGGCAGATGCAGGTAAACCCGCAGTAGCTAAACTAGTTATACTTGATGCACCACCATTTGTCAATGCTGCTAGTTGTGTTGATGCAGTTGCCGCTGAGTTTGCAATACTATTTAATTGTGACGTACCTGATATTGCATTTGACACGCCGGCGGTTACGTTACCTACTATACCAGTTACTGCATTTGCACCACCAGGTAGATTACTCAATCCGCTAGCATTTGATGCTACGTCAGCGAGATTTGATCCAGCCGCACTACTAAGTGCAGATAAGTCTTGAGGAACATTAGCGGAGAATCCCTTAAACTTAGCAGTCACAGTAGCAAATAATGAGGCTGCAGTGGTTTGAAATTTTGCAGTTATGTCAAGTCCACCAAGCCCACTGAATGCATTCATTGCTTTATCAACCAATGATCCAGCAAAATTTCCACCTGCAATCATACCTAATATTGCAGTTACTGATGCAGGTGGTTTAGCATTTAATGCCCCTGTTACACTAGATGAGTCTACCCCTTTTAATCCCGCTGCATTTAATGTTGAAGTAACACCGTGTACTGCACTACTAGCAATTAATCCACCTGTTTGTGATGCACTTTCAGTACCATCTAATACTCCAACATTTGTCAAGTCAGTTTGTGCTTTTTGAAGCAATGTATTCAGACAACTAGCTTGTGATGCGGTATCATTTATAAATTGATTGATATTGGTAATTCCGTTTTTACCAGTAAAAATAGCATCTGGAAAACTATCAGTTAGTGATTTTCCAGTATCCAAACATTGTTGTACTGCTCTGCTTGCTCCGGGTTTAATAAATCCACCATCATCCATTTGTTGCGGACTTAATCCATATGGTCCAATCACTGCCGTATTTCCAACGATTCCTGCACCTGCAACTGCTGCTGCTCCAGTAACTGGGTCTGTTTGTGCGTTAACTGCTACTTGACTTGCAATAGTGCGAGTAGTAGCTGAATCAAGCATATTGGACGTGCCAAGCATAGGAGGTGAGGTTGATGCTATAGTAGGTGATGTTACTGAA